TCGAATCGAATTCGCGTTGTTAGTGAGTCCACTTCTGCCAGCACGGACTCAGGAAATTCATGCGTCTCTTCTCGCTCGCCCGTCTCTTCGTCGGGCTCTGACCAATGAATGCGTCTCCAGAAATCAGCGTAATTGTGAGGCTGGTCAGACGGGCGAACGGTAACGTCGACAGGCGCGAACGTCTCCCCATCTGGTAGCTCGGCATGTGTAGCCAACCCCTGGAAATAGCGGCCATAGTTGGCCAGATAGCTATCTTGTAAGAGCGTCACTTGTGGCAATAGCTCTGTGAGCCTTGCGTCTATTGCTGTTTGCTTTGTAACCATATATTAAAAATACAACGATTCTAAACGTGCGTCGATGGCGTCTGTTTTAAGGCTCATGCTAAGGCAAAGTGCGCGGTTAATGCTGCTTTCTCGGTGGCGGTTAAGAGACGCCCAAAGACAATCACGGATTCAATCGTTCCCACCCAATTGGACCCCCAATTGAACCCGCTGTGTAGTGAGTTAATGCCCCCAACGCTGAGCCCTTTCATTGCTTCCGTCGTGCCTGTCCCTTTGGCAAACACGTCCGCATCCACCTGCAAGGTAACATCCGTGCTCGTGAACGAGGCGAAGACAAGGACACGGTCTGTGGTCGTATTTGTAGACGCGGAGAAAAGCGCGTTGCTGTAAGCTCTGTATTTACCACTTGGCACAAAGAGCAACCTGCGGAACGAGGCGTCATTGCTGTCAATAACATAGGCACCTGAAGGGGCTGCGGCATCCTTGCTGCCTACAAACACAATGGTAGAATCCCCCAAAGTCTCCCCTGAGGTTGTCTGCAAGGCATTAGAAAGACCATCATATACCAACACCCCACCTATAAACTGAGGAGCGTCCCCAGGCGCATTGATGGCGACATCCCCAAACGGGCTAGCATCGGTCCCTTGATTCTCCCATTTCGTCACCCCTGCATATTGTGTCGCCTCATACTCCACCGGCCCGTGAGCTGCGCCAACGGTGTTATTGTCGGTTAGATGGTTGGAGCCGTGCGAATCATATCGGGTCCCCCTAGGCTCGTTGAGGTTCCAGAAACTAACAAGATCAACTTTCTCGGAGGTTGTTAGATCTGCGTAATTGCGAGGAGTTCCCGAATTGTAGAGGGCAGTGATTTCTGAAGATGATAGGGCTCGGCTCCAGATAGCAGTATTGGACATCTCAGCATCACAAGGGACGGTAAACCCAGAGCTGCCGGCCAATACAAAGGGACCAGATGAGTTTATGCTAGCGCCCTGTTGGGCAGGCGAGCCACTTGCCAGCCCGTTGCTAAAGGCTTCGAAACTACCGCTAGCATTGCGCCGCATGATAATATTATACCAACTCCCCAGGACGATCCCACTGACTGCTATTTGAACCCCCGCGTTGTTACTATCTACCAAACGGCAGTAGATGGTAGTGTCAACCCTAACCATTGTCAGGCCAGGAGTCGATTGATTCCCTGCCCCTTTCGCCATAATCCACTGCACGCCGCTGATAGAAAGAGGTCTAATCCAAAGGGAAATCGTAAATTCCCCAGCACCCAAATCTAACCCTGTCTGCGCCGCATCAGTGATGCTCAAATACTCACTATTAGCACTATCGAAGCTCGCCACCAGATCCGTTTTGAACGTGCTAGGCGTGGTATCATACCACCCTTTGGCGTCACTGTAAGCATCCCAAGTAAACCAGAAGAAATTATGATCGACCGAGCCTAGGTCGTTCGTCGCTGTGATAGTGACAGCAAGTGAGCCTTCATCGGCGTCGATGCTGCCGCTAATCATCCCGGTGTTTGGATCAAGCAACACGCCTTGAGGCAACCCGAATGAGCTATAGCTTGTCACCACGCCATTAAACCACGTGCTAGCATCGATGCTAATTGCGTCATTGACCAAATTCGCCATATCAACTGGCGCGCTTCCCGAGACAGTTGGCTCATACCCGAAGAACAGATCGCCGTCTCCGATCAGATTGACCGTCTGCGTGATATTCACGCCGATTTCGGCAGGCTTGGACAATGACTGAATGATTGCCGACCCTTCATAGCTTGGCCCACTAGCGCCGTCAGGGAGTAGCTCAATATCAATCGTTTCGCCCGTGCGTTCTGGTGAGAATGACGGCGCGGCAGCCTCGTCGGTCTTTTGCCAATAAAACGTTAGTGATAAGCGCCAGCCGCGCCCGATGGCGACCACGCTTTCCCATAAGCTGAAATTGTCGTCGCCATTACTCGCCATGCACCGAGTGACTTCTCGCTGTTCTGACGCCGTCGTATTCAGCTCCCAAGACGACAAGCAAGGCACTTCCGCGCCTCCTTGAAGCTTAATGATTCCCTCGTTGCCCTTTGTAATCGTGCCTGCCATTTAGTCGTCTTGCTCGGTCTGCTGTGGTGCCGCTGGTTGTGCTTGAAAATTCAAACTAACGTCATCTCCAGCGATGTCTTGAAACTCCTTGATTTCCTCAAGGATCACTGCCGGATCTTCACCAGTCGATTCTTCGATGACCCGTTGCGGTGACGTAAAGCCCGCACCCACTGCCTGAATGTTCGCGTTTACCTCCTTGAGAGGATCGACCCATTGCCAGCCGCGCGCCGTGAAACGGTAGCAATCATCTTCTAGCAACGCTTGAAGCTTCCCAGCGTCGAGGCCGCTTTGCTCATTGAGACGTTGCACCTCAACCCATCGGTTAAACCAGATCTCTTCAAAGTGCTCGATGTAAAACGCTTGCAGCGTGCGCCAGGCATCCCGGTCGTTCAACTTAGCCTCGCGCAATGACGAATAGTTGACGCCTTCGTAATTATTGAAGACGTGGTTATAGTTCGCGCCAACACCTGACGCGATGCCGCGCGAAATGACCTTGTGAAACTCTTCTAAGTTTGCTGGTGGAAAGTTAGGGTCAAACGTATCCACGTCGAGGCCTGGCGGCAGCAAATCAAACATGCCGGGCTCGACTTCTTGCCGCAAGTCAGTGCCGTCATCCTCGCCAGGGTCGTCGCCTTCGTATTCATCGTTAGGCTTATAGAATCCCATCTTCGAGGCCGCAACCCTAGCGCCTACGCAAATTGCTTCCTCGAACTTATCGAGCATCCTTGACCGCACTCCAGAAGATGCAAGCCAAGTAATCCCTCGCGTTTGTCCTGTGCGCTCGATAGCGTAAAGGTGCGTAATCTCGTCGGCAGGAACTACCTCATATTCTGGCTGATTCGTGCGCCAGCCAAAGATGCCCTCTGACGGGTGTTGTTTGAGAATGTGATAGGCAATCGGTCTGTCGTCCTCGTCAACCTCGACGCCCATCTTGACCTGATTGCCGTTAGGCAAGGTGCCGTTCACGCGCCAATCAAGACGCATTGAATCGATAAACTGAACAGCATAGCGCCACTTGTTTTTCTTAAAGCCAGGTCGATGATGAATGATCGCCTCGCCGTCAACCGCTAGCCGCACCATCGCCATATCGCCGATGTCCTTTCGCGTCTGCTTTCCGCAAGCGCTTGGCGAGTGCTTGAGCTTTCCGGCGCGCTTCCAAGCGTCTTCCAGCGTCTTGTTAAAAGATTTATCAATGCGCCCATTCCTGGCTTTCCGGCATGCCGTCAGTTTGATACCATGCGACCCTATTACATTAGCTTTCAGCAAGCGTAGATAGTTTCGAATGTAATCATTGTTACGCTCAAGGTCACGCGCCCGTGAAACCATTTGCACAAGTTGCGGGTAGATCGAGGCATCCGCCGAAACGTCTTGCGTATCCCAACCAACAAACGATTCGCTTGCCGCCATTTGGAAGTAGCGCTTGCCCTTCTTGCGCTGCTCAAACTTGCCGGTTTTAATGTTGAACTTGTAACTCATGAAAGAACGGATTTGATGCGGCGGTAGCCTGTTTTCTTGGAGGCCAGGCCAAGCTCGGCTTTGCAACGCTTAATTTCTCCCATGATCCAAATTCGATGGCGTCGCAATTCCGCTAGATCAAGCCATTGATATTCGCGATCTGACACGCTCGGAATCGAAATGCGGTGCGCCTTGACGCCGCCTGATTCGATCACTTTCCGAATCGCAGAATCAATACTAACAAGGTCTGCATTGAGTTGCGTTAGCTTGGCGTTGCTTGCGCCAAGCGCTTCGGTGATTACGATCCACCCCTGACACACGTCGAAGATGTCGCCGCCTTTCGCGGCCTGGATGCCGTAGGCGTAGCTTCCTGGCGTCCATGTTGCCGACGTGGCCGCCGTGACCGCGAACGCGTAATCGCTGCCATCCTCCGTCGCAACTACCGTGTATGTCTGCGAGCCGCTATTGAGGATCATGGACACGGTCCACCCATCGCCGGTCGGGTAGTCCGTCAAATGCACGGTCCACTCGTCGCTTGTTGTGCCCGCCCGGAAGCTCGAAGGAATAGCCATTGCTCACCAGAAGCGAGCACTTTCCCCTATTTGACCGACAACCAGTTGGCGCGCCTAGGAGGCCTCTGGCGTCGAATTTGGGCTTTCTTGCGCGCTTTGGGCTTGTTTTCTGGGGTTTCGGTCTCCGCATCGCCTTCTTTCGCTTCCTCTTGCCTAGGTGCAGAATCAGGCGCTTGTTTCAGCTCATACTTGCGCTTCTTAAGCGCCTTTCTCTTGCGCGCCAGGGTGCGGAGATTGATCGGCAAAGAGCGCAAGGCGGCCATGGCATACACACGGCAGTCAAGAGGTTCATTACGTCCGCCCGTGCCCGCGTCGGACTTCTTTTGAAAAGAAACGCGCGGCTGGCCAGCCGTCCACCGCACAACCTTCTCTTCCGATGTCAGTTGCTTGAAATACTCTAGCGAATATTCCATAGGGAAATGCATACGCCCGACGCGATCCGAGAGAGCGGATAGGTTGGCGTAAATCGTTTCCTTGGCGGTATCCGTGCCGACGTGCGCCAACTTGACTTTGGCCTTCTTGAGCTTAGACCAGCGCGCAAAGATCGGTTGCCCGGCAGTCGTTAGGCCTCGGCAAGCAAAGACGTGCCTTGAAGTCTTGCCTCTTACAAACTGATAGACAGCGTCGGCGCGGTGGCCGGCAGCATCGATAAAGGTTGCCTTGATGCCCATTTCGCGCCCGTCTTGACGCTTATAGAACGTGTCACTCAACACGGCGTCAAGCTGGTCGCGTGTTTCCTTGTTAGCGGGGTCGCCCGGTATCGTGATGTAATCGAGCGACCAGGATTCCTCGCCATCACCCCAGCCGACTATCTCAAGCTCGAAACGGTCGTCTTGCGTATCCACTCCGCACGTTATCACAAGGATGTCATCAGGGATTGACTCGTGACTATAAACCTCGCGCCGCTTAAACAGGGTTTCGCAATCGACCTCAAGCCCGGCGTGGGAATACTCCAACCCTAAGACCGTGTTATAGAACACTTGCTCTAGTTCAGGGTCGCCCTTGCATTTCTGCCATTGGTTGCAAATCCAAACCCACGACCTAAACGGGCTGTAAGCTGTCCAGATGAAGAAGCCTCTCGCACCCTCGCGGCCTTCATCGCTGGTTGCTCTCCATTCTGCCGTTCCGCCCATTTGCGAGTCTGCTAGCATCGCCGCTTTGTGATGGTGCGCAATGTGTCGCTTACATGACTGGCATCGATACTCGCCATAGTGTTTTGCGTCAGGATCGTCTTTCTCGAACTGCTCCCACTTGAGCGTGATATGATCGCGACAGTGCGGGCACTCCACAAAGTATTCTCGCTGATCGGTGCTCTCGTAGCCCTTGACCGTTCGTGAGGCTCCCTTTAGGACTGGCGTTCCACCAGCAACAAACATCCGGTTAGATTGATAGGTTGCTTGGCGCGCTCTCGCCAACTCGATAGGATCGCCTTCCTTGCCAGTGCTTGGCGGATAGCGGTCGACCTCGTCACAGAACACAACCCGAATGGGCCTTGATGCGATAGCTGCCGGACTGTTCGCGCCGATCAGCTGCATCAAACCGCCGGGGAATTTCTTCCTGAGAATCGTATTGCTCGACTTCTTAGCGCGAAAGTCTGTTAGCGCGGCTAGACATTCGCAATCTCGAAGCATTGGCTCGATGCGATCTTTTGAATAACTTTCAGCCATCTCAAGCGTTGGCTGAACCATCATGATAGGGCCAGGGTCCAAGTGAATGTAATAGCCGACCGCATTGTTGAGCGTTTCACTGTAGGCAATCTGAGCGGATTTTTTGAACCAGACTTCTTCAACATCAATAACCGCACCCGTCATTGTGTCGAGGATCTCTCGCATGTATGGCGTGCGCTCGATACGAAAGCGGCCAGCCTCGGCGCTAGCCTCCGGCGAAAGTCGTCGGTATTCGTTGGCCCATTGCGAGCCAGTAATGTCAGGCGGTGGCGCAATCCTGGCCCGCACCCTCCTAGCCAAGGCGCGAACCTTCGGCCCGATCTCAATGCGGGCTTTCATCGCTTAGATCGGTTAGCAGTGTGTGTGCCTCTTTGTCGATGCGCGCCTTCATTTGGCGTTCGGTCTTTAGGCCTGTCAATTCCGGCGCGAGTCGCGAGCCCATAGCCAAGACGCCCGCACGGATTGCCGCGACAATCTCAGACCAAGCCAGTTCGACTTCGGCAGAGCTGACCAGTTCGCCCTCATTCACGGCGTTTTTCATCTCCTGGTCATCGGCCTTGGCTTTGGCGAGTCGCGCTTGCTCTTGCACCAGGTCGACCCTCTCCGACGACATCTTGTCCTTGCTGGTCGCCACGTCTCTAAGCCGGTCAATGTAAGCGCGAGTGATCGCCATGAGATTATAGGGCGCTTTCATGTTGTGCATCTGCGCCGTTTTGCGCACGGTCGCCGAGTCGACATTGAAAAATTCTGCCGCCTCTCGCTGCGAAATTTTGATGCTTCGAAAATCCTTGGCGCTCATGGCTTCCTAATGCGCTTAGTGTAAGTTTTACACCTAGCTATTTCTTGCGAGCTTGAAGCC